ACCATTAGATGTTATAGACGAAGGCATCACAGGTTGCATGCGTGAAGATTTAAAATCTGCTGTTGATGCTGCATTATTACTTGATAGACAACGTGTTTGGCAAGGCAGTAGCCGTTGGACCTGGGAACGTGCTTGGGAAATATTTAGAGATAATTTAGTAGAAATGAAAACCGCCCACAACGATTGAGTGGCGCTGGAACTCGTAACCAGCACTAAGGACCATTGGTCCTTTTTTATTCTGCTAAAACAAGTTCGTAGACTTCACGCCAGTTTTTGACCACAGGGTAATTGCAAAGATGATGCATGTTATGTCCGTGTTCAATAAGAATAGAACGCAGTCCGATATTGTAACCAACATCCGCATTAGCTGGCTTATCTTCAATCCACCACATGCCACTATCACGATAGGGTTCTAAGGCAGCATCTTTGTCTGCACCTGTGTCCAAACAAATAACACTTTCAATGGCATTGCCAAACAACTTGCGCAGATTCATCTCACGCAGTCGTCCTGCGTTCTTGTCTAGACTTAGACTTGTGATAACACGAAACTCATAGCCGTGTTCTTCGTGCAGTCTTTTGACATAGTAGGCGGCATCACGCAGTGCAGGAAGAAAGCCAATGGCTGCGGATTCGTTGAAAGTCTTGACAACTTTCTTAGAGTCTTTTTCTTCTAGCTCATTGTAGTGATGATGCAGATAATAGCTTTTTTTATTATCTGCTGTCAGCGTGTAACCGCGTTCTTGCATCCAAACTGAGAATGCCCATTCCCAATCTAGTAGAACACCGTCTGCGTCTGTGAGTATAATTTTTTGTTTCATACCGTATTATAGCATTATTTTGGATAGTTGTCAAGTGGATAAGTAAACAATGAACATAATAATCTATACCTTAGTGATGGTACAAATCACTATAGCCTGTGTAACCTTGTATTTGCACAGAAGCCAAACACACAGAGCTGTACAATTTCACCCTGCCGTTAACCATTTTATGCGAGCCTGGCTTTGGCTAACCACAGGCATGGTTACTCGTCAATGGGTAGCCATACATCGCAAACATCACCAACGTTCAGACCAAGAAGGCGATCCACACAGTCCTCAGATCTACGGTATATGGCGTGTGCTGTTCGGCGGAGCATTCCTATATCATTCAGCCAGCAAAGACACTGCAATGATAGACTCTTTAAGCAAAGACTGTCCTAATGATTGGATCGAGCGTAAAGTTTACTCCGCCCACAGCCGCCTGGGGATTCTGTTGATGTTGGTCATAGACCTTGTTCTCTTTGGCCCGTGGGGACTAGTGGTGTGGGGTATTCAAATGATATGGGTACCGTTTTTTGCTGCCGGAGTGGTTAATGGACTCAGTCATTGGTGGGGATATCGCAACACAGATACCAAAGACACCAGCCGCAATTTAATTCCTTGGGCTGTTTGGATCGGCGGCGAAGAGTTGCACAACAATCATCATGCCGATGGTGCTAATGCCAAGTTTAGTCAACGTTGGTGGGAGTTTGATCTAGGTTGGATGTACATTTGCATACTTCGTTTCTTTAAGTTAGCAACAGTTAGATAAAGAAAAAGCAGCCCGGAGGCTGCTTTTTCTTTTACTACTAAAGGTATATTGCTCTATGAGCGTAATATTATTTCTTCACGCCGGCGTTGACAAATGCGTACATTTTTTCGGCGGTTTCTAGTACTTTATCTAAACCTGGAAACTCAGGCATACCGACTTTAGTAACAATTTGACCAGTCTTCTCGTCACGAGTAGCAGTCATTTCCCAACCTGCAAATTTAGATTGGAAATCATCTTGTACAAGGCTTTTTGCCATGCCCAAGATGTCTGTGCGGATTTCATATCCGTTCTTGTTGAATTTAACTTCTGGTAGTTTTGGTGCTGTGAAAATTTCTGACATTGTGATTCTCCTGTGTGTAATGTCTGTGTCTAGCAGCTACTTCTATTTCGCTGTTAGTTTATTATATAGCCTTAATTTAAAAAAACAAGCTATTTCTTGAACTGTTTTACTCGTTCTTTGATTACGGCAATCACTGGGTCTGCTAACACAACTTCATAGTGATTGTAGTCCATAGGTACCAGTTCCATATCTTCGTGATGTTTCTGGCTGGCAATGGTCACCACACCGTCATTGGCAGCAAGGATAAATGGACTCTGCCCTTTCACAGTGACTATGTTGGTCCATGGGTGTTGTATCTTGATCTTTTTGGCCTGCTTCATTGCCCAACTGCTGGGTCCTATGTCACGCATCAAACGACTGAATGGTAGGAAATACTGTGCATAATCCGCAACTTCAGCGCCACCATAGGGTGTGCTTAGAGTAACTGCACCCTTCACAGCATGTGGGATAGCAGCAGCAATGTGCAGAGCATAGATGCCACCTAGACTGTGTGCTATGAATGCTAGGTCTTTGGCATCGGCCAATTGATTCAACATGTCTTCGAGATTGTTTTGAAATCCGTTGCGACTGTCATAGTTGAGATCAAGTCCAGATCCCAACTTGCTTCTAATATAATTGAAGCTTTCGCCGGTGGCATTAGCACCGTGTATGTAAACTAGATTCATAGATGTCTGTGATTCTGATCAAACTGTCTTTGTAATTGTTCTAGTTGAGATATGTTATCGATGCTGTGATTTGACAGATATACTTTGAATCGACTTTCATAAGTATCGCTTTGAAACATAGTTCGCAGCTTTTTAGCCATGCAGGATATTGAAGTTAATAATGATTTCATAGGTGTAAGTGTATGATGTATTTATCACTGCATGTGTGCGGTGCACAATAACTGTGGATGACAGCAGTGAGAAATTCCTGTAAAATAGATTATATTTGAAATAAATACACAATGAAACTGAAAACTAGATCGATACTGCAAGAACTCAACGAAATAGCTGAAATCCGCAACAAAGATGAGCTGTTTGAAAGCCGTGCCACTAATATCATCAATTCAGCTATTAATCTGTTGGAAACACTGAAAAAACACTATACAGCAGAACAGGCAGATGAGCTAGAACGCAGACTGCTGAATGCTATCCGTGGGCAAGATCCTGCCAAATTCACACGGGGCATACGCAAGATTGCGGAAAGCAAAAGAACCAAGAGACCGTTAAATGAATCAGAGTAAACTACTAGAAGGCGGTAATGTATTCAAAGGTGCTGACAAACAGCCTCTGACACAGCGCATTGCTACCGCAGATGTAGAAAGCACTGTGGACTATATCGAACAGATCACAGGATTAGACTTTACTAAAGAGAAAGATCTAGACGACAAGAAGCCAGTAAAATGGTTAGGCACCACTGGACGTAAAGAAGACCCAGATGGCACATTTGAACGCAACAGTTCAGGCGATCTAGACCTCAGCGTAGATGCCAATGAAGTAGACAAACGAACCTTTGCCGACAAACTAATATCACAATTTGGCAAAGAGAACGTTAAGCTCAGCGGAGACAACGTGCATTGGAAGGTGCCTATCAACGGAGATAGTGCCAACGGATTTGTACAGGCTGACTTTATGTTTTCAGCCAATCCTAAATTTCAACAAGGATCAATGATCAGTGGTGGAGGAGAGTATCGCGGCGAACACCGCCACATTCTACTGAGTTCAATCGCCAGGGCTCGTGGTATCAAATACAGTCCCAAGCATGGAATATTAAATCCTCAAACTGATGAACTGTTACCCAACGGTAATGACTGGAATCAAATTGCCAAAGAACTGTTGGGACAAACTGCCACAGTCAAAGACATACGATCAGTAGATGCTATCCTTACCTATATTAAAAAACTTCCCAACTACGAAGAATTAATCGCAGGTGCTAGAGAGACACTGGGCAAACAGGGAATCGAATTGCCAAAGAACGAAGCTTTTGAAAGCTACCAACCCGGCAGTATTGGTTGGATGCGCAGAATGATAAATCTTACAAAATGAGAGCATTTGAATTTTTGACAGAAGACGAAGCACCTGCTCCTAAGAAAGTAGGCAGAGAATTCAATCACCTAGAAGACCTTGTGTTCACAGAAACCAATGGTGCAGTCAAGGCCATACAGATACTCAAAGACCTAGCTAAACCTGAAACCAGTATAACCATCAAGTGGGACGGCAATCCCACAGTATACTGGGGACGTGATGACGACGGCACATTCCGCATGGTTGGCAAGAACAATTGGGGTCGTGAAGAAGGCAAAAGCAGCTCCCCAGACGAACTGAAATCATTTATAATGAGTCGTGGCAAAGGTGAAGAATGGAGGCCTAAGTTTGCCGGCGATATGGCAGCACTGTGGCCTATATTTGAAGCAGCCACTCCTAAGGATTGGCGTGGTTATGTCTACGGAGACATCTTGTTTCACCCAGGTAAGTCA